GGAACATTGCCGGGTGCAATTCGTGTGTGCAGATGGAATAAAACAATGTCAATCATGCATTGCACAACTTGTTGGCTGCGATTGTCACCAATTACCCAATAATTTGCATCCGTTGGCAATGTTGCTGCCGGGATGGAATATACAACCCCACTTCCCCAATATTGTGCGCCTTTCTCCGGGTCATTCGGAAATACATTCTCCACCTGTGCCTGTGCGGTGTATTCCTTTCCTGCAAAGAAAACAATATCACCTGCATCATATTTTTTGTAATAATCAAACAATGGCTCAGGCAATTTGCCATAATACAATGTGTATTGCAGGCCAATTAATGTGAAATCCAATTCATCCCATGTGCCTGAATGAATTGTGCTGCATCTGTATATTATGCCCTCATAATTCACCAAATCACCAACTGCATAAGATTCGGTTGCATCAAAATCTGCAGCATCCAAATAAATTCGTGATTCGCCTGTATATGCTGCCTCTGTATTACTCCATACGGATGTATCTGTGAATTCCTCTGCCACATTATATCTCTGTGTGAGATAACTGACTGCCTCTGCCTGCCCTGCCCTCTCTGCCAAAATCCTGATGGCATCATTCCCGGAAATCAATTTATCAAATTGTTCCGGCTGAATGTATGTGTAATAATCTGCAATGAAAAGATACATGGCTCAAAAGTAATGCAGGCAATTTTTTCTGCACCTCTTTTAAGTTAAAATAACATTGATAAACTTTTTTAGAAAACTTTTTTACCATCCATGTTTTGCACGATTGCGCCCAACCTTTGGTGATGATACATTGTCCTTTCTAATAAATTGTTGGTATTCTTCCCAAAAGAATTCACATAGGAAATAATCATTGGCATCTGATATGTGGCCGTATGGCTCATAAGATATTCCTGTCACTTTATCCCTGACCTTTTCTTTGTGTTTGCCTCCATCCGATGCCTCCTTTACATTCATGTATTCATCAATGGTCATGGTGCAATTCTCAGCAATTAAAAAAGACACAGGCAATTTTCCCTGCCAAATGGCATTGATAAAATTGATTCGCATTGCAGGATTCGGTGCAACCTTTGCCTGCCTCATTATTGGCCGGAGTGATTTCAATGTCTTTTCAATGATGTGAAAATCATTATGACCTTGCTCTGTCCGTGTGTCCTCTCTCCTGCCCGATGGGTCACCATACACATACACCATGCCGTTATGATGGCCGTATTTCATTAAGAATTGATTGCAAACTGATTCAGTCCTGTTGTGTGGATAAATGCCCAAACATTCATCAATTTGCCTGATATTCTTCCCATCTGCCTGATGAATGGTGATTGTAACGTATGGTTTTGTGTTGAAATCGAATGAAAGATGCAATGGTTGCATGGCATCGTATGATGTGCTAATAACATGATGTTGCCGGGAAAAACACCGATATGCCAAACCATCAACATCCCTTTTTCCCCATACACCATCAATGTACACAGATGCATAATATGGATTGCGCTGCCTTAGTGATAAAAGGTCGGCAATGTATTCCGGTGAAAGAAATCTGTTGTGCTGATATGTCGAATGATGCACCCGGACAATTCTTTTGACAACTTCATTCCTTTCTGCTACTTCAATTTCATCCGTAAATGTGAATGACCTTTCTATTTGCCCCTCAAAAAATCTTTTCCAAAACCAATGTTCCTGATAATTGCCCTGCACCTCCGGATTGATTGAAAATACCTCCTGAATGTATCGTGCCTTTTCTGACCTTAATGATAGTGAAATGGTGATGTAATCTGATTCATCCGGGATGTCCTCCTCCCACCAAATCATTGTTGGGTCTTTTATGGATTTCAATTTTGTTGGCTCATCCAACCCTCTGAAAAGAATTTGATTCCCATTGTTGCAAATTATCCGGTGTGGTGATGTGTAAAACCTGAATAGTGATGAAATGCCCCATTCCTCAATAATGGATTTCAACGTATCATAACATGATGCGGAAATGGTGTTGTAAGATTTTCGAATACAAACGGCCTTGAAATAGCTTTCCCGGAGGATGGGCAATATCACCTTTGCTGCTGCCGCAAAAGATGATTTTGAACTGCCCCTGCCACCATAAAGGATGATGATTCGTGATGTATCATCCACCAATGGGATGAAATGCTCATTGAATAAATCTTCGTATTCGGGAAATTGAATGATTGTTGGCTGATTCATTCATGGGATTATTTTTTCCCTACCTGAACAATAATTTTGCCCACATCACCATCAATTGGTTGTGTTGCCTTGCCGATTGACCTGTCCAACATTTTTTCGACAATATCAAATGCCTCTCCCTCAATAATTGCCTTTGCAACTGCCGTGATAATCATTGGTTGGTCTTTGTCATTGCGAATTTCCCTAATTTCTGCCTCAGTCAAATTGATTAGCCTCATGTAAATACTTTTCACATCCAATGCCGTTGCAGGTGTTACACCATTGCTTTCAAGGAATTCATTGACGTGCTTTATGGTTATTCTCCCAACACCTCGCGGATTTCCACTCTGACCTTTCTGCCATACTTTTGCACCCGGTGGTGCAACACCTTTCACCCAATTTGGATTTCCTTTTTTACCCTTAGCCATTTTTCTGTATTTTATTGTTTTTTTTGGCTCAAAAATGCCCTTTTTTTGGCTTTTGGTTTTCCTCCAATACATTCACCTCCACAATGCCGCATGATTCGATTTTTGGCAATGCAGGATGATACACCTCTCTGCGAATTGCTTTGATTCGTGCTGCCCGGTCTTTTGGCGGCAATATGTTTCTGCCGTTCTTTGTGAACATGAAACAAATGTACAAAGTTTTCTGAAAAAAAATTACAATGCCTCAGATGAATTCCTCAACTTTTGCGACATCCAACCCGGTATAGGTGAATATCAATTGCCGCAATGCATTGCCGCATGATTCTGCCATGTCCAATCTTTCTTTTGTTGGCATATTGTCAAAATCCATATTATCATACATCTTATCCATCAATGCCGTTTGAAAAATTATCAGGCAATTCATAAAATCTCTTTTGGTGTAATTTGGTTTGTTATCATCACCTTTTGCCTCCACATTCTGATTCAGGATGTCATTGGCAATCTTTTCTAATTCTCCTGCGTAATGCCTCATAATACAACCTCCTGCCCATTAGATTTGATTCTGATGATTCCTTTTTTTACCTGCACCTGCCCGATGGTTAAATCATCAATTGGAATTGTATTTAATAATTCATCCTCTGTGATGTCGGGAATGATTTTTTTTGTTCTGTGTGCCTCCAATGCTTGTTGATACAACAATTCAGATGCTCTATTTTGTATGCCAATGATACTTCTATTGTATTTCACGGCAATTTCCTCATAATTCATTCCTATCCTGAGGCAATGAATTAAATCTTTATCAGATGGTTTTTTTCCTGCGTTCATTTTGATTTTTGTTTGTTATTGTGCCAATTATGTGCGCCTATAAACAAGTTAGCGGTCATTGCTGACACCGCTCCGAAACATACTTATCTGCTATTTCTTGAAACGCCCTTGTATCGTGATAATACTTTTGAAACACTGGGTTCTTAATCCAAGTCATAAAAGCCATATCAGTAATTTCATTCTCTTTTTCTTTCGGGCATTCAATCCAATATTGTAGTAATTCTCCTGACTTAATTTCAATCACGTTTTTTACTTTGCAATCTGCTATACGCTCAACTAATGCCCTAAACTCAAAAGCAAGGGCGTATTTTACGGTTAAACATAACGGTTCTCTAAATTGCAACGAACCGCTAACATCACCTATACCCAATTGGGCAGTTTCGTTGTTTTTTGAAGTTTCTTCCATTTTATTAAGTTTATCTGTTATTGAAAATTTATGCTATTAATTGCCCAACTGGGCATAGCTGCATCCCGTTAGCAGCCATTTACTGACCGCCACTAAGTGAAAACTGCAATGGTTCTTTACACTCACTTGATTTTTCTTTGACAGAATTAAAAATCTTAGTTGCGGTTTCCATATCACCACAAACAAGGTTGAAGGGTATGTCAAAGCAGTGCCATTTTCCTTTGCCTATATTACTTGCATTTGGTTGGTGTGTTTGCTTCATAAACTCACGAATCTCGTCAGGGAACTCAATCCCTAATCTGTTTTCAATTTGTGAAACGCTAAGGTTTCCTAACATTATGCTCATTTGATTTGAATTAAACGGCTGCTAACAATGTATTGCCAAAAGTGGGGCAGACCAACCCAAATTCAACATTAGTGCTACTATTAAACTTTTGTGCTTAGGTGAAGCGGTAGCACTTTTACGCCCCACCTTCGGCAATACTTGACCGTTATATGAAATGCCTTGCTGACCGTTTCCAATTGAAGTTCCATTAAGGAAAATCAAAAAGAAAAAAGCCACCGCACATTTAAAATTGTTCTTCATATTTCAATTCGTTTCCAGTTAATGCAAAATATAAGTTTTGTAATTGGTGGACATATTCAATATCAACCATTGAAAATGCTCTTAAATCATCAAAAGAATTATCTAAAATTAAATATTTCCCATCCTTTCTTCTAACATCAATTTGCAAATAGTAGTTGTGTTCTGAATCGGTATATGTAATAAAATCATTGCCACCTTTATCTATATTTGCAAACCCAAATTTTAACAAAAACTCTTCTGTTAGTGGTATAGGTTCAAATTCAATATCGACAGGAGATTTATCCCATCCTGTTAAGTGCATTAAATTATGTATGTTTATCGGAGTAATTTCTTTAAATATTAGGTTTGTTAGATTATCAGTAACATAAACCAAATTACCAATCCTTAATTCACTTGCTTTCATAGTTTTTCAATTTCAGTTTTAACTTGTAGCCAATAATCCATTGTTGAATAAACATCAGTATTAAATGGGTTTGAATGTGGATTTGATAATATAATTTCATTGACTGCTATTATTGCAGAATGCTTAGCAAATTCTTTGTTTATTTTACCTCCCCAATAACCACCACACAATAATTTGTATCTATCAACTAATTCAATTGCTTTTTCTTTTAAATTTTCCATCGCTTTTTTTCTTTTTGTTTTTCTGTTTATCGTTTCAATTCAAGTTTAGTGCTAAATAAGTCGGCACTTCATATAACACGTGCTATAAGCAAGTTTGCCAATAACATTTTTGGTAACTTGAACATTTCTGCAAGGCAAACCTGCTCATAGCACCATTCCGTTATATGCCATCACACCTCCACCCATTCATGCACACATTTCAGCACCTTATACCCATGTGATTTCACCAATGCAATTGCCTCCAAAAGATTGTTTGATTGAACATTATTGTCTTTTTTCCACATCCTGCGCGAATCCATCTGAATTGCATTTTGATGCAGAAATAAGGCAATCGCACCATTGGCAATTTCTTTTTCTGACAACCCATTTTTTTTGGCCTTTTTGCTGAATTCATTGGAGGAAAAAACAGATTTCATTTCTGCCAATGTCTTTTTCAATATGTCATTCATCTCCATCCCTCCTTTATGCATTTCCCGGCAATGTAATCATCCACCATTGCCCGGAATTCATCAAAGGCAATGGAAATATCTTTGTTCCGGATAACCTCAGATTTCCATCCTTTAATCCGCAAATGTGCCTGCCATTTCAATTGGTTTGCCGTTGGCCTTGTGCCCACTTTCAATTCAATGGCCAAACCATGAAATCCACCTCTTGATTCAAAGATTAGAATGTCGGGTATGCCCGGATGGCTGCACAATTCTTTCATCCTGAATTGCTCAAATGGTGTCCTTTTGCCCTCATTCGGTGGATGCGCCCAAAGGATGGGAATTCTGTAATGCCGGAGGAATGCAGCACACTCGCGCTGCAATATATCCTCCCGGCTAAAGTATTTAAGATACGGATTTGCCATGATTACATTTTTAGGATGATTCTTAATTCCTCTGCTCTCTGCCTTGCCCTTGTGACAATTTTTTGCACGTTCCCGGCAAATTCTGCATTAATGTTGCAATCCTTTATGCAGATTCTTTGAGACAATTCCCATTCCTGAAATAACATCAATTCGTCACTCCCGGCCTTGTCAATTGTCGGGCATATCTCTTGCACCAATCTGTCAAAGGTTTCAAAATCGTACACATGATTCCGTATGATTCTGATTTTTCTGTAATCCGGCATTGCCTCATCCCCTCCCCATTTGAACGATTCCATGTAAATCTGATGCCTGATGTCCTCATCCGGTGTATTTGTCAAAACATAGGCAATTGCACCATGATTTCTGCCATACAACCTTTGATAATCTTTTATCTGCCATTCATAACCCTTGTCCAATTCCTTGATGGCAACCTTTGTGAATGTTGTCCAATCGTAACTGCATTTGATGTCATAAATTACATCTGCATCCTGCACATCAATGTCACATTCTCCGGTAGTGAATTCATCTGCCATCCGGGTGTGATTTTTCTCCAATGGCAATTGCAGGTAATTGGATAACATATGAATGCCCTGATGCTCATTTTTTGTGCCTTTGATGGTGAATTTGTTTTCCCGGTCATTGACCAATCCTTTTGCATTGAATATGATGTTTTCAATGATGATTTGGTCTGCCGTGTCTGATGGCCATTTTTGTGTGGCCAATCCTCCGATGGATGATGACCTGAATAACATTGTGGTGGTGTCCATTATTGAATTCTTTTTGTGATGGTGGATTTTTTGTTTTCGATTTCTGCCTGTTGTTCCGGTGATATATCGGGAAATTCCTCAATCGCGGCTAATTGTTCCATCGTATTTGCTTTCTTAATCTGTAGCCATATTGATGCGCTGCCTGCATTGTTGCGGATGTTGGCAAATGTCTGATTTTGTTCAAATCCTAATGATGACATTCTGCCGATGTTCGCGCCAAATAAATTGCCCAAATGGTCACAGGCATCTTTGATTGCATAAGATTTTGCCGCAGGCAATGCCTTTTGAACTGCACCAGGATTGATGTTTGCTAAATCTGCAGGTGATGCACCTTTCTTTGTCTGCACATCAACTGCACCAACTCCATCATGGAAATCCCATTCTCCGGTAATTGGATTAAGGTAATGCACCCGGATAGTAACTGCAATTGAATTAAAGAATGTTGATGTGTTAATGACCTCAATTCTGTATCTTTTGAATATCCTTTTTAACAGATATTCCGTGACCTCAATTGGAATATACGGCACAGGTGTTCCATCGGCCTTTTTTGCCATTGGATGCTGCTTAACCCATTCCTGACGAGGATTCGAATTTAATAATGCCTGCAGGCCATCTAATTTGGCTGCCTGTTCTAAATTGCCCTCATACAATTCTTCAATTGATGGCAATTGTGGTTTGGTGATTTGTGTCATGTGACTTTGAATTTTGATAGGCAAATATAAAAAAACTTTTTAGAAAAAAACTATCTGCCAAATAATTTTTTTAATGAATTAACATCCGTTTTCAAAAAGAATGTCGAATGGTTTTTTTTCAACATCCGTATTGGTTTCCTGTGCTTTCAATGCATATTCAACCATGTTGCAAAAATCCTGTAATGCCATTAATACCTGTATTGGGTCTTCAAAATGCCATCTATCTGTTTTCATAACAAATCCTGTGTCCTCATGCAATGAGATTTCAAGGTAATTACTTTTTGATGTGGCATTGTCGTGTTCCTGAACAAATGTCTTTTTGATTTGATTGATTCCGTAATTGGTTTCCATTTTGATTATTGATTGGTTGGTTGGTTAAGAATTCTGTCTGCTGCCTCCATGATGGCATAATGATGTTCCCGGAGGACTTTCACTTTTCCATGCAAAACAAATCTGATTAGCGGATATGTGTATCCACATTCATCTGATATTTGTTTCACTTTTGATGTGCCAATGGTGTTCTTTTTACCTGCCTTGATGACCTGATACAACACCTTTGTGTACCATTCGCGCTTTTGTGTTTCATCCATTTTCATCCACTTTTTGCGGAAATATTTATCAGTCTTTTTTATCATTTTTCCATCTGTTTAATGATTCGCAATAGCTACGATAATTCGCATCTGCAATGTACAAAAGGATAATATTACTCATGATTAACAATATTGATATTGCACTCATAATTAACTGTCCTTTTTGTCCGTGAAACAGGTATGATTCATGCCAAAGATTGACCCATATGAATTCACCATCTTTTGCTGCAGGCAATCCAAATGTTAATGCGAATGCGGTAATGAAAAGATATATCATTTTTGCCTTTTCTTTTTTCCATAACCATTCTCTGAATGATATTGGCTCGTTGTGATTTTGTTTCATGCTGCGAATTTAGAAAACTTTTTTAAAAAAGTTTATGATTATTTTGTTGTGATTTGATTTCTGATTTCCTCTGCTCTTTTTATTAATTCCATGCCTGCAGATTTAAGCCAATTTGCAGCATGGGTAATTTCATCAATGGTGGCATATTGCGTTAATCGGTAACCTTTCTGCCCGGATATTATCCTACCTCCGGATGATGCGGCAATGTATCGGACATCTCTATCTGATATATTCAGCACTTGCCGGATTTCTTTGTATTTAATCCAATTTCTCCGGGTGTGCAGTACATTCATCAATGCCGTGATTTTTTCGCGCTCAATGTCGGTTTTCACGTTAATTCTTGGCTCAGGAAATATCATTGTTGTCTGCAAAGGCAATGTCATAATACTTTTTTTTGTTGGTGACTAAATGCACAAAATGCGGAAATTTCTGCAGGCAAATTTTTCCGGGCAATGTTGTTATCTCGGATGGATGCAGGAACACATCACCAAAAATATTGGTGATGTATTCATGAATCTTTTTTCTTTTGGTTTTCAGCATACCGGATAATTCATTTGGGAAATTATCATCTTTCATTATCTGCACATAAGAATGTTCAATTGGCACTTGACAGATATATTTCCCTGTTGCCATTTCATGAAGGTAAATGTGTTTCCTTTTTACCATTCCAGTGAATATTCCGTACATATCGAATGCGGATTGCACATCCATCATTCCTGCCTGAATTGGCTCATTGATTATTATCAACAATGGCCTTTCCCAATATCGGACAATTACATATGTTGCCATTATTCCTCAGGATTTAGGATTGATTCCAAAAGAAACAATTTGGATTGCTCTTTTTTCCGCATTTCTTTTGCTGATACATCCAATGCATTGTCTGCAATAATATCATTGAGCATTGCAATGTCCTCTGATATTTCCCGGTGTTTTTTCATCAATTCGGCCACAATTTCTGCATTCCTTTTTGCAATTGCCGGATGTGATGGTGTGAATTCTTTATTCATTGGATGCGTTGAAAATTGGTGGCAGGAATTGAAATCCTAATTTTTGAATGTGGATTTTTACCACTTCGGAGATTGCTGCCATGTGGCCAACATCCTCAATTTTTGTTATGTTGAAATCGGTTAAATCTACAAATTCGCCATTGTGCCTGATGTACATTGTGCCATCATGCAGGATTTCAATTATCAGGTCATCAAATGGCTGATAAAAATGTGTTGTTTCTGTGTGGTGTTTCATTTTGATTGATTTGATTGGTTTCTGTTTTTTTCGGCCTTAAATCCCCATCTGAGGATGGCAATGAATGTTGCGGTGAGAATGATGGTGTGCATGGTATTAGGCTAATTCAATTTCAAAATATCCTCCATCGTGCTTGATGTAATATGCATTTGCTTCATAGATTGTCATTCCGTTGGAATCTTTAATGCTGCCATCATCCTGCGGAAAATATCTCTCAGGCAGGTATTGTGCATAAAATTCAATTAATGCCTCTCTTGCGGTGTCGGCAACCTGTGTGATGGAAAGATTTTTGAATCTTGAATCATTCCCGGTGTAAGTGATTTTGTAGGTGTTCATTTTGATTGGTTTTGATTGGTGAATTTTGATTGGGTGTTAGTTTATGGTGTATTGAAAAGTATTGACATCAATCATTTTTTTTGAAATGATTTTTGATTCAATAACTGATTTACAATCTAATTGATGCACATTCCAAATTGTTTTATCTTGATATTCAAAATAAAAATATGTTCCGTACATTCTATCAAATTTTTTGGTTAATACTGCGCCATTTTGCAGCATTTCAATCATTTCGTTTTTTCTGATTTTGGCCATTGTGTGCGATTTTGATACTGCAATTATCGGAAAACTTTTTTAATAAATACCTATCCAAACAAAAAAAACTTTCTTTTTGCCATAACTCGCTGAAAATCAGCACAAAAAATTTCATTCGTTTGCGGATAATAACCCCAAATATCCCTCTTTAATGACATCCACAATTTGCAATCTATCCTTTTCCAACACATGGTGATGCCGGGCAACAATCCTCTCCCATGCCTGCATTTCCTTAGGATTTTCTGCCGAATCCGGCAAA